CCTTGGATTATCCCCGCCAGGGTTGCCCTGTTTGCGGCTTTCGTCCATTTGCTTGGAATGCGATCCGTCAAGCCCCGCATCCCTATCCGCTTTGCTTGCCTTGGCGCAGTAGAAGAAGCGTGCCGAATCTTTGAGCAGGTCGGTGGCTTCCTCGCTTCCATCGTGGATAAAGTTGGCGGGCCAGCGGCCACCTTCCACCCTTCCCCCATCCACATTAATCGCCCCCGTCCCGTGTTGCAGGACATTCTCGGCAACCGTTCCGACCAGCGGCTTGCGGGCCACGGTTATCGGCTCCAACGCAGGCTTGAGGGCAGTCCCCCATCCTTCCCATTCCTTTGCGGCATCGGTGGAAGGGGCGGTGATGTTGATTTGTCTTTGTATAGAAATGTCCGAACCACGAACAGATGCGATGCCGTTTTGATAACCTCCAGCGGTTCCTTCTTCGCCATTCACTATTTTTTGCCCCACCACCTCCCGCTCGGCTTCAATGCGTTCAACCAACTCATCAACCCAATCGGGAACCTGACCGCACAAAGGCCGCAACTTAGACCAAAGCCTTCGGGTCGGTATTGCGGGCTGACTTTTGGCGGTTAAGTAATGCCCCCCCATGTTGGTTTCTGTTGCTTGGTCAATTTGTTTAGAGGTTAATCCCGTGGTTCTCATCCACTCCGTAAAGCGCAAAAGCCTCCCCACTTCGCCGTTGTTCTTATCAATCGCCTTGCTTACATCCAGCGACTTCGGGAACCCCGACCCGTACACCCACGCAATCATGTCCCGAATCTCAAAGCCTGCATCCTCAATCCTTACCGCCATGCGGTGCTGCGTTCTCGTCCCCGCAAAGGCCAGCAGATGACCCCCAGGCTTCAAGACCCGAAGGCACTCCACCCATACATCAACGCTTGGCACATCGTAGTCCCACTTTTTGCCCATGAAGGACAACCCATAGGGCGGGTCGGTAACGATGGCATCAACGCTGCAATCGGGCATGGACCGCAACACTTCAAGGCAATCGCCGTGGTGCAGTTGGTGGGTCATCGGTTCGTCAGTTGCAGGATTACAACGGTCAACCCCGCAGAGGCGAGGCCGTAAACGGGGGCGAGGACCCATCCGCAGGTGGGCAGCGTCAGGGCCACCGCCACCCAAAAGGTCAGGCAGGTGACGCAGGAAAACGGCTTGTGCCTTCCGAACCAGGTGTGGTAGAACCAACGGGGAAGGACACGGTACTCGGCGATTGCGAGGGCGGTGAGGGAACTAATCAGCAGGGGAAATATCAGCGTGTCCATGGGATTGAATGGCGGCCTTGATTTTGGCCTTGGCTTGGTCTATTGAGTAAATGATGGAGCGGTACGGAATACCCGTGTCCCTTGAAAGTTTCTTCATGTTCCCCGTGCGGAGGTGCAGGCGTAGCAGTTCCTTGTCGTACGGGAACGCCCCGTCCTTGGCCCAAGTGTCCATCTCTGCCTCTGCGATGGCCCAAAGGTCATCCATGAGGGAATCGTACTCGGACTGGGGAATTGGGGAATCGGGGTCCAGTTCTTCGAGCAGGTCGTGGTGGCGGTACTTTTGGGCAAACTGGTTGTTCTTGCCTCGGTACAAGTTGAGCAGGAGGCGCACCACATAGAACTTGAAGTAGCCCTGCGACTGAATTTGCAGAATCTTGGCGGGGTCTTTCTCCAGCAGTATGAGGACGCATTCCTGCTCCAAGTCCCTCCAAAGCGGGTCGCCCCCCGTGATGGTGAGGCACGCTTTGCGGATTTCGCCGCTTCGGTAGAGGTCCAGTATGATGGTGTCTGCTGACTGCATGCACAAAGATTGCAAAAAAAAAGGGTCAGCGGTTAGGCTGACCCCTTGGGTGTTCGGGCGGTTTGGCCCTATTCTTGCTTCGGAAGTTGCAGAGTGTCAGTGATATAAGCCCCTTCAGCGGTCTGCAAATACTCTTGCGCATTGTTGAAAACTTGCCTACGAAGGTAGCGGAGTTGCGGCTTGGCCTTGCAGTCGTTGTGGAAGGATTCCAAGTTTATGATAATCGTGGAGTAGTGGCGGTTGAGTTCCTTGCCTATGGCCATATAGGTAAACAGGTACTCGTTGTAGGCGATGTCGGCCACGATGTTCCGAGCGATGACGCAGGGCCGTTCCCTGCTTGCGGAGCGCACCTGGTCGGGCGTGATGCCGAAAACCATTGCGGTGGTGTCAACTAAATGGTGGATGAGTGCTGGGGTCATGGGTTAAACGATTTCGGGGATGGGCATCCAATAGTTGACTTCGTGAGTGAACCAGGTGTGGTTCTCACTACACCACACATCTTGGCCGTACGGAATCCAAGCAACGATTTGCATTCCTTCCTTGTCAGTAATCAGCACAGGTTCGCCCTCCTTGGGCATTTGGTCTTGGGGTCTTATCCAGGGCATGGGTAAGGGGGTTATTTATCTTACTTATACAAATACAACATCATTCGGGCGTATGTGGTTGGCAAAACTTCACGAATAAACGAGTTATAGGCAAGTGCTAATGACCGCCTGTCCACCATTTATATATCCTGTTTTTACTTATGTCGCTAAATCTTATTATCATGTGAACAGCAAGCAATAAGTTTATTAGTGGCAACCACCAAGTTTCAGGCGCATACCACCATTTTCTTGTGTTCATGCTCCAAACCATGTAGCACCGTGTAATAATAACGCTACTTAAGTAAAAACAAATAATTACTACTCCTAATGTCATTTTCGTTTCAATTACCGCACCAGCCTATAACAGCGGTTTTGCGCCACCGCTGGACAGTTGATGCGCTGTTATTAATTATTATTTAAAGCGGCAGCGCCAAGCCGCAAAACGTTAGGCGTTTTTGGCTTGAAGGATGCGACCGAGCAGGGTCCAATTCACTCTCCACGGAGAAATAGTTTCGGAGCGGTCGGGCTTGCTGCAAGACACGCACTCCTTGCGGATGTGAATCTGCCAGCGACGGAAATCGGTGGGGGTTGGTTTCATGGGTTAGGGGTTGGGGGTTAGACAAATATGCGAGTTATAAGCAATAAAAAATTACCGCTTTACATCTTCAAGGTTGCCGTGGTATTGTTCTGTAATAGAAATTCCAGTTGGGTATTCATCTTCACATCCATCATAGTAAGCCACAATTGTTGCTTTTGTGCCATCACTAAATTGCATTTCTAAAAAACCATCACTATCGTCTCCTATTAACTTCTTTTGTTTTACCGCAACAATTGTTTTTCCAATTAAATCTTCAAATTTCATTTGGATTTGGGGTTAATGGTTTGGAATAATCTATATTTCCCGCATTTTGCGGTTATGTTTTTTACCTGCGGCCCGAAGCCGTTGCTTCGGGATAGCACATACTCGCAAGCATCCCCCTTGGGCCGAACCTCAATCACCTTCCAAGGGCGGTTGTTGGTGCAGGCGGTCAGCAGGAATAGGAGCAGGAAGCGGCGCATGGGTCAAAGATATAAACACTCTACCCACATTCAGCCAACACCCGTTGGAATTCTTCCACGGAGCGAATGACCTCGTACCTGTACCCCGCCTCCTGAACCACCCCCTGCCACCACTTTTGGGATAGGGACTGCTTGCCCTTGGATGTTTTAAATTCCAAGAACACCGCTCCCTTGGGTGATAGGTAGGTCATGTCGGCAACCCCAGCGGTCAGCCCGATGCCTTTGAGGAAGAAACCGTTGGAGCGGGAGCGGGGGTTGTTGAGGTTCAAAAATAGCAAACCCTGCTCGTTGGGTCGGAGTATTGCGAACAACTTGACGCAGGCGGCTTGGAGGTTGTATTCTTCCATCATAGCGAATTGGGTGGGTATTCGTTGGCTTTGGTATAGGGAAGGTGACATTGGATGTTTGCGATGCCAAGGGAACCGTTGCGGTTCTTGCGGAAGATGACCTCCATCAAGTCGGCTGGCTGGTTCCTGTCGTGTTCGTAGGGACGATACACAAAGCCAATCTTGTCAGCATCAAACTCCAGTTGGCCCGTTTCCCGAAGGTCGGACATGATGGGGCGATGGTCGCTGCGTCCTTCCGTTGCACGGGATAGGGATGACACCACCACCCCGAACACCTTCTGCCGTTTGCAGATTGCTTTGAGGGTCTTGGATATGTTGGTCATCTGCTCAATTTTGGGCTTGGCCTTGTCAATCTTGGTCGGCTCAACGAGTTGCAGGTAGTCCAAGTAGAATCCGCAAATCCCATACTTGGTTTTGAGTTTGGCGATTTCGCCTTCGATGCGGTCCAAGTTCGCTTGGTGTAAGTCCACGATGTAGAGCGGTTTGGATTTTAGGAGGTCCGCTTTTTGGCCAAGGTCCATGAAATCTTTTGTGCTGATTCGCTCGGTCGGGTTTAAAAAGTGCGCCCCGTCCATGGTGGCGAGGTTGGAAAGCATCCGCTGGGTGAGTTGCTCCGCTGACATTTCAAGCGTGAAGAAGACCACGGGAATATCGGCCATGGCTTGATTCATTGCTATTTGCAGGGCCAAGAGGGTTTTGCCCATTGCGGGACGACCGCCAAGGAGGATGAACTCCGTGGGCTTGAACCCCGTCATCATTCGGTCCATCGGGCTGATGTAGGTCGGGAAAATAGAATCCTTGCGTCTTCCTTCACGGACCTCGTTCATGTTCATGAGGTAGGTCTTGGCGAGTTCGTGGGCCGTGGTTTCGGTGGCGTTGGTTTCAATGGCTTGCATGGACTGATAACGGGCGAAGGCTTTGGGGATGTCCCTGTCATGGGCCAACTCGTCCATAATCCTTTGTTCCTCCCTTTGCTTCCATGCTTCGTTGAGGTCCGAGGCATAGACCTTCCAATCAGAGGTCAGCGTGTTGCCGTCCAAGATGTCCACAAATTCAGCGATGACATGGGCTTGACCGTTGTCAATGAGGTGCTTGTGAACGGCTACCAGGTCCACGGGTCGCTCTGCTCGGTGGAGGTATTCAATAGCCCTGTAAACGAGGACATGGTTTCCCGTGAATAGGCGTTCGGGGATTTGCAGAAGGAGGACCGCTCGGTTGGTAAACTGGTCCATGAGGCAGGACAGGAGCCGCCGTTCAGCGGTAAGATGGTAAGGGTTCATCGTCGGTTTGGTTTAGTGGGTTGAAGGTAGCGTTCCTTGGGATTACTTGGTCCTCCCAGCGGCCTTGGTTTAGGTAGGTGGCTGCGTGGGGGACGAACTGCACGGGGGTTTCGGAGTAGAGGCGGGCGATGTTGTTGATAGCCTTCTGCTGGTCTTCATCCTTCAACTTGGCGAAGGCTTTGGATGCGGACTGCTTGGAGGTCTTGCGGGGGTAGAGGGCCCAAAATTGGTCAAACAGGACACAAGTATTTTCTCCTCTCTTCTTCTCTTCTCTTCTCTCCTCTTCTCTATTGAACACAGGTTCAACCTTAGTTGAAGGTAGGTTCAACATAGGTTCAACCTTAGTTGGACTTTCTTCAACCTTTGCTGACCTCCTTTCGGCACTCCGCTTCCCCGCTTGGGACATCTTGGTCCGATGCAGGTTGGCTTCCTCCCATTGGATGTCAAGGAACTTGATGAAGACCGACGGCCCGTTGGATTCTACCAATCGGGTTTGGAGTAACCGTTCAAGATGCCCATCGGCTTCCAGTTCGGCGTGTTCGGTTGACATCTCGCATTCTGCGTTCCAATAGACGCAACACAATCGGATGAAGGCCACCTGCACCTCGGCGGGTTGGCGGGATATTCGGCCCATCATCCAATCGGCTGGGCAGAACTTGAACCATGATATTTGCTTCATGAGTAAAAAAAAAGCCCCAACTGATTCAGGCAGTCGGGGCAGGGTTAAAGCGGCTAACCCTTAGTCGGACGCATCGTGTGGCCTGAATTACACACGGGCGTTATTGGTAAATGTAATCTTCGGGCAAAGTTACACTAAAACGGCATATCTCCAGCCTGTGGTTCAAATGCGTTGGCGGGACGGGATTCGTTCATCGGCTCGACTTTGCCACTCAAGAACTTTCTCTCGCCGTTTCTTGATTCTCGAATCCATGCGGACAGGCGCATCTTGGTCCCGTCGGGCAGGACGACTTCGCCCCTGTAATCGGGACGCTTCGGGTTGTCACCTTTGTCGTTGGCGAACAGGGTGAAGGTGTTGGGTTGGGGGGTGTAATCGCTCATGGGTTTTGGGTTGGGGTTTGGTTAGGTTGAATTGAGTATTTGCAGTTTTCCAGTACGAGCCAATTTGAGGCCCGTAAATCGCTTAGGATTCGGTAGGTGGTACGAAGGTTCACCCCAAGCACTTCGGCGAGTTCTGTGGCCCTGTATGGGCGTTGTGCGAGGTATGACACGGCGTAGATGGTGGCCACTCTTCGTTGGATTTCTTTTCCTTTGGGTTTGGGCA